CTGTCTGCTGCCGCTCAGTCTGTACTGTTACAGTGAGCGCTGAACAGAAGGCAGTCTCGGCGCTCCATTAACAATAAACATTCCGCGCCCCAGTTAATAATAAAATCCTAACTGGCTAACCTGTTAACCAGAGTTCAGGCTAAAGAAAGCACGGCAATCAAGCCCATGAAAAGACTGGGCTTGACAGCCATGCCGTGTGGGAAGTGTAGTTGGAAATACTAACTACGGAAAGGAAGTGAACACTATGTCTGATGAACTGACTGTAACCAACGCTTGCTACCAGTGCATGATTCAGATGGAACTATGCCCAGACTGCTCCGACCTACGGGACAGCAGGGCAACCGACATCGCCCATGACATGGTAGATGAAGGCAACCTCCAATACCGCAATCAATGGCACGCAGTTACCGAGCCATCAGGCCACGAATGGGTAAGCAGCACGACCAGAGTAGAACCTTACTTTGTCTACGCTACCCAGACTTGGGAAGATACTCGAGAGGAATACCTAGAGGCAATAAGCCTAATCGCTGACCGCCTCTTTGACCTCAATGTGGACATGCCACCCAACAGCACAGTCTGCCAAGCCTGTCACTACACCTACAACATTCAATGGTTCAATCGTCAAGGCAGTGAAAGATTACAATAATGTTATCAAGGCTACTGTAGTAGACCGCCGCTTGGAATACACTCCAGATGGCTCAATGGCTAGCAAGTTCACAGCAAGCCGTCAAATCACTATCCAAGACCCTGCACTCCAAGCATGGGTACGCGAGAACCTAGTCAACTCAACCGAGACTGAGTTCGCCTGCAACATTGAAGGCTATCTAACATCTACATACTCAGACAAGAAAGGCCAATGGTACGACAACCAAGTCGCTACCAAAATCTCTCTCGTCTAATACACCGCAGGTGGTGGGGGCTTCGGCTCTCACCACCTGCATTTTTTTACTGCCAGGGTTTCCGTATACGTGCAGACAACTGAAAGTAGGTAGACATGATGGACAACAAAGATAATACAGTTTATTGTGGGGACTGCTTAGTTCCTATTAGCCAATGCTCACATAGAAGGAGATAGAAATGATACTAGATTCAATGACACTACTAGCAATGCTCATTGCTTTAACTACATCTGTAGTACTAATCACCCTTGCTATCAGACAGAACGCATACCTTACTAGAGAGAACACAAGACTACGCAGAGAACTACGCAAGACCCGCAGCATAGATTACTACATGCCAAAGTCTGATGACTTTTATCGGGACACAGATGTAGCCAAGGAAGATGTATGGACAACAAAATAAAGTATGCAATACAGTCATGCCATACATGTGGCATTGACATTATGGTAGATGTAAATAGAACCAGCCCACGAAACTACTGCAGTCCATGTGCATGGACCAAGTTAGGAGAAACAAACTATGTCATACACAGTTGAAGAGATAGCACAGTTGAATGAATCAATGGAGGCTGCAATCCTGTCCATCAAAGCAGCCAACAATATCCTCGAAGAGATGATGGCAACAGGCAGAATCTATGTGGAGGAAGACTAATGGAACTAGAGCGTCCCAATACATGGTGGGCAATAGTTGAGCGTCAAGAAATTGACGAAGACTATGACATCAAGATGACAGATGAGCAGTGGGGTGTAATGGTACACAACCTTAACAAGGCTTCATACAGTGCAATAGATGCAATCATTACTGAAGTTGTGGATGAAATGTAATGACTGGTCCATACGCACAACCATATTGTGAAGTATGCGAGCAATATAACTTTACATGTGATGACTGTGGATTATGCAACGAATGTGATGAATGTGAGGAAGATGATGAGTGACCTTAACCCACCATACCTAGAGGTAGTTAGCACCCTTAAATATATACGACTACTCAAAGGCTATACCCTTGAACATGTAGAAGTAATTACCAATGGTGAGTTCACCAAAGAAGCAGTAGGTAGTTACGAACGCAACAGTAGAAACATCACACTCAGAAGACTATTAAAATTGTGTGATGTATATGGAGTATCAATTGATACAGTCATCAGGCATGTTATGTATGATGACCCGATTCATGTACTACGAAGGAGAAACTATGAGTTACGAACCACCGCTTGAAGATGATATAGCACTAGGCAAAGACATAGAAGATGACAGCGATGTATACACAGAACCAGACAGGATGTGGGGCGATGAATGAAATATCAATCCTCCCTCTCACACCATTTTGTCAATGCTGCCGTGGCACATGCCAGTAACACACGCCAAGCCACACCTGCAGCCCAAACCTACAGAGATGAGCGAGTTCCATTGGACTCCTCGTGCTCTGAAGTTATACGCAAGACAGTTCATGAAGATGCAGTATCCCGAATGGAACTTGTCTGAGTACCACGCACTCAAGAAATTATGGGGTAAAGAATCAGCATGGAATCACAAAGCAGACAACCCAAACAGTTCTGCATTTGGTGTTCCTCAGTTGTTGAAACTTGACCCCGATACCCCAGCCCCGCTCCAGGTTGAGCGGGGGCTGGCCTACATAAAGCATCGTTACGAGAAACCATCAGTTGCTTGGTCGCATTGGCGAAGCAATGGTTGGTATTAAGGATAAGCAATGACAGTTGGTACACCAGGACTAGCAGAAGCAAAAGAATTAGCCAAGAAACTATACGATGATGAGTTCGGTGCTCATTATTTACTTGGCTATATCTGGGCAACACTAAACCCAGAGCAACAACAAAATGTGTTGGAATCCCTCCAACGCTATGTCACAGAAAAGGAAAAGAAATGACAGTAACACTAGAAGAAATCGAAAACTACCACAACATTCTCTTGGATGAGAATGGTAAGGCAGAACAACTACAAGCACAGCGCAAGCGTTTAACAGACGCTATCTATAACGCCATTGATTCAGGCGTAGCACCAGATGATAACCACATTGCAGAGATTGCAGCAGGAATGCAAAAAGACATTCAGTTGCGTGACTTTGTATTAGGTCTACCATCTGAGCGCAAGATTGAAGATGTTAATACATACCTTGTATACTTCTGGGATGTAGTGCCTGATGAGTTCATTGCACCAGTTGGAAGTGTATTGGCTGCAAATCTATACTCACTAGAGCAAGTAGATTCAGCAAAAGAATTACTAGCAAGAGTACAAGAGGCGCACCCTTCATACTCATTATCAAATCTATTAAAGCGTGTGTTCAATTCAGGTTGGCCTGCGTCAGCATTCTCAACCATGACTGAAGAACTACACCCAAAGGTTAAAGAAGGAATGGGTATCTAATCATGGGATTGGATATGTATCTCTATGCTCGTAAGAACATCTCATCTATTGACTGGGAACCAGAGACACACAATAAAAAACTTAATGCTGATTACACAATCCTCGCCTCCCTCGTTGGGGCTACGGATTGGATGTATGACCCAGAAGAATTAGCCTTTGCATCTGTATCAATTCAAGTTGGATACTGGCGCAAGGTTAATGCCATCCACAATTGGTTCGTTAATGAACTAGCAGATGGAGATGACAACTGCCAACCTATCTATGTACCACGTAGTTCTTTAATAGACTTAAAGAATACATGTGAAATAGTATTGGCAGACCACAGCCAGGCAAGTAGATTACTACCGCCAGGCGCTGGCTTCTTCTTTGGAAGCACAGAGTATGACGAATGGTATTTTTATGGTCTAGAAAAGACTGTAAAGATAGTAAGTAAACTCATTGAAGATGTACCCGAAGGATGGGCCTTCGAGTATCAGGCTTCATGGTAAAGAAAGGGACACATGACTACAGCAGATGTAGTGAAGAACCGCACAGCCTGGATTAAGGCTGGCGTAGCAGTAGAAGCAACCAGTGCAGCAGAGGTAGCAAAAGAAGCAGGACTTGATTGGACTGTATCTCTATCCGATATGCACACAGAACAGTTCATGCATGTACCTAAGAAGCAGGCTGTTGTTAAGAAAGAAGGCGGAAAAGAATCAGTCATTGGTGTAGTAGGCAGCAAGTACAAAGTCTTTCAGAACTCTGAAGTCTTTGGTTGCCTTGATGCCTTGATTGATTCAGGCGAGGCTCGCTATGCAGCAGCAGGTGAGTACGATGGCGGAGCAAAAGTCTGGATGCTCATGTCATTACCAAGAGAAATGGAAATCAAGGGCGACCCACATGCAGCCTTCTTACTAGCACAGACTAGTCATGACGGGTCATCATCAGTCGTAGTTCGCCCTATCATTGAGCGATTGTTTTGTGCCAATCAAATCAATCGTATCTTTAGAGCCAAGAACAAAGCACATACCTATACCTTGCGTCATACACAGAACGCATTGCTATCAGTATCTGGTATGCGAAACTTACTTGACCTAACCTATACCAGCGTTGATGAGTACAGTAACCTGGCTAATTACCTCATGCAGCGTGAGGCAGACATCAGCAAAGCAACCGCATACTTCAAGAAAGTATGGGCATTGCCAGCCAAGATTGAACAATCGCCTATGCACCTACTCAGCAAGGGCGAGAAGAATGCTAAGTCCCGTGCCCTCAATGCACGGCAGAAAGCATTTGCTATCTACTCAGATAGCCCAACACAAGAGAACATTCGCGGAACAGAGTTCGGATTGTGGCAAGCAGTAGTTGAATACGCTGACCACTACTCCCAGAAAGATGCTAGTATTGCTACCCTTGCAGGGCGCAATGATGGTATTAAACTAAGAGCACTAGAACTAATCGGAATCTAAGGAGAGACGTGTACCTAAATCCAATAACAGTAGACGGCATTACATACAACTTCACTGAGGAATCATTGAAGGAACTAATTAAGTCTGAGGCTTATTCAAAAAGCAGACTTGATTCAACACGAACAGAAGCACAGGAATCGTATAGAAAACTTGCAGATATTAGGAGCAAGGTATACGACTTCTTTAATGAAGCATTTGATGGTGCTACAGATGAGGATGAAGCAACGGTTCAACGGGATGATGTTAACGCATTGCTTGAATCAATTGGTTCAGACATACTCAGTACAACCTGGTCAGCAACTGTAGAGATTACAGTTACTGTTACTGGTATCAAGGCTACCTCCCCTGAGGAAGTCGAAGATATCATTACGGACAACATCGAAGTCAGCGGCTACGACTTAGAGTTGCACGACCCAGATGTACGAGTACAAGAAATCGAGAGAGAGTAATGTGGATTGCTCTTTCATGTAGCACCAGTTAGTCGCTATCTGGTACATAGAGTTTTGTTCATTTCCTCTATGTGCTAGACTTGGGGATGGGTGGTCCCGCCATCTGCGAACACGGGACTCTAATTATCAAGGGGATATATGCCAACAGAAATAGAACGAGATAGATACGGACGACCATTAGTCGTCCCTCCAACAGGTGGTAAAGCGATTGCTTATACTCGCGCAACAACTATCGCCAACAGTTTAGATGATGCCTCTGCATTAACAGCATGGAAGATGCGAATGGCAGCAATAGGTTTAACAAGCAGGCCAGATATATTATTAGCCATTGGTGTAGCAGGAGATAACAACAAGTTAGTTAATGCATACATTGAAGAAGCAATGGAAGTAGCAGGTGCTAGCAAGGCAGCAACAATCGGCACAGCAATCCATGCACTAACAGAAAAGTTAGACTTAGGTTTAGACCTAGGTATATTCCCAGAACAATGGATGGGAGATATCAAAGCCTATGAAGCAGCAACAAGTATTCTTACTAAGATTTACATTGAACAATTCACAGTACTAGACAAGTATAAAATTGCAGGTACTCCAGATAGAGTTGTTGAGTATAAAGGTGAACGATTCATTGCAGACTTAAAGACAGGTCGCATTGACCACCCAAACAATATCGCCATGCAGTTAGCAATATATGCTAACGGGTCCCCGTATATGATTGATACGGGAACCCGCGGTACGTGGGGCGATATCAATAAAGAGAAAGCGATTATTGTTCATGCCCCAGCAGGGACAGGAACATGCAAACTAGTATGGATTGACATCAAAGAAGGATGGAAAGGTGTACAGTTTGCTATGAAAGTAAGAAAGTGGCGAGACCAAAAGGGTTTGGCTACTCCATTTGAGCAAGGAGAAGATAGTGCCTAGCACAGAAGCACCCATCAGTATCACAGTAAAGACAGCAGCAGGTAGTTTAGTTACAGTACGTGCAGAGAGCGGCGAGGAACTAGACCAGATTGTTGCACTATCAGTGCATGCAATCGCATCAGCAGCACAGGAACTAGAGACAGCAGTGCGTGGTGGAACAACCACGCCAACAGCACAGTCAGTTGCCGCAGCATTAGGTGGCAACATCATTGACACAATTGGTGGAACATCAGTTCCAGCAGATGCTTATGCAAATCAGCCAGCACCAATAGCACCACCAGTGGCAACGCTTGGTGGTCGTGCATGTGCACACGGAAAGATGACAGCGATTCAAGGCATGGGTAAAGATGGTAAGCCATACAAGGGTTACTTCTGCCCAGCACCTAAGGGTGCATTCGACAAGTGCAAGAACCAATATGTTGTGGTTCAGTCACCAGAGTGGAACACATTCGTTCCAGAACAGATTAAGTGAAAACACTTAGACGCTCTATAAACAAAGCAGAGGTAGGCGGAGAACCACTTCCGCCTGCCTTTGCAGCGTTTGAGAGAGCAGGAATTATTCTGCGTAGAGCAGAAGTAACTGTAGTTGCAGGCACTCCAGGTGCAGGTAAGTCATCAGTTGCATTGGCTATCGCTGCTAAAACAAAACATCCTACACTTTACTTTTCAGCAGATACCAATGCACACACAATGGCTATGCGTTTGATTGCCATGACTGGCAAAATGACACAAGCAGCAGCAGAACTATTACTTAAAAACAATCCTGCTAAATCACATGAGATACTACAACTAAACAATCATTTGTTCTGGTCGTTTGAATCCAGCCCTACACTTAAAGACTTAGATGATGAAGTCTCAGCCTTTGAAACAGTGTGGGGTAAAAGTCCAACCCTTATTGTTGTAGACAATCTTATGGATGTAGCAATGGATGGGTACGATGAGTTCGGCGCAATGCGTGCAGTCATGAAAGAACTCAAGTATCTAGCCAGAGATACCAACGCAGCAGTGCTAGTTCTGCACCACACAAAGGAAGGCTTTGATGGGTATCCATGTCAGCCCCGTAGTGCAGTGCAAGGCATGGTCAATCAGATTCCAGCAATGGTTCTTACTATTGGTCAGATGAAACAGGGTGATGACACATACTTGTGTGTAGCCCCAGTTAAAAACAGATACGGCAGAGCAGACCAAACAGGTAGTAACTATGTTAGTCTGTCATTCAACCCAGACTCTATGTACTTAGAAGATGTAGCAGTCAGATACCAGCAAGAGGGAATGATGGACCAATGAGTAGTGCAGCCAAGCGTAAGGGTACCCAAGGCGGAGAAATCCCAGCAGTTAACTGGTTAAAGGATAATGGTTTTCCATACGCAGAACGCAGGCTAGCAGGTAGTCACCTGGATAGAGGCGACATAGCAGGAGTCAATGGAGTAACCATAGAAGTTAAGAACCATATTAAGTTAGACCTAAGCACTTGGATTAAAGAACTAGAAGTAGAAATGATTAACGACCAAGGTTGGACAGGTGTTGTCCTTCATAAGAAAAAAGGAATGCCACCAGAGGGCAGCGGTTGGCGCAAAATAAAATGCCCGTTCCACGATGACAGTCATGCATCAGCAGGTCTAAACTTTGATGAAGGTAGATTCAAATGTCATGGCTGTGGTGTAGGTGGAGATGTGTACGACTTAATTATTCAGAAGGAAGGAGGCACATATCGTGAGGCTATCAAATTCGCACAGACAATTTCTCTTGCAGGCGGCGCAGCAGTACGCAAGTCAGATACATTTAGCAACAGAGTATCTGGCAACACGCAATCTCTCGGTCGCAGAGGCTCAACGCTTTCATTTGGGAGTAGTAAAGGACGCTCTTCCAGGTCATGAACAGTACATGGATAGGCTAGCCATTCCATACATCACGCCATCAGGCGTGGTAGATATCAGATTCAGAGCAATGAACGGAGCAGACCCAAAGTATATGGGTATGCCAGGTGCTAAGACCAGCATGTTCAATGCACAGGTAGTACTAACAGCATCAGACTACATCTGTGTCACCGAAGGTGAGATAGATTGCATTACACTCAGCGTTAAAACTAATCACCCAGCAGTAGGTATTCCAGGTGCAAACAATTGGAAGCCATTCTATACAAGAATCCTAGATGACTTTGATACAGTAATCGTGCTAGCAGATGGCGATGCACCAGGGCTAGAGTTCGGCAAGAAGATAAGCAAAGAGTTGGGTAATGTTAATATCATTCAGATGCCAGAAGGCCACGATGTAAACAGTATCGTGCATAAAGAGGGAGTAGATTTTATCAATGAGCGAATCGCCAAGTGCCTCAATACCTAGTGAAGATAATGTATGGGAGTTTATTAGAGACAACCCACGCATTATCGGACTGCCAGTCTCAGACAAGCAGGGACTAGACCTACTCAATGCACTACGAGATGTAGATGAAATGCTTTTCAAAGACCAAGAGATGGCACACAAGATGCTCACCATGATTGCCACAGTTATAGTGGCAGCAGCCACAGGTAGCGGCAACGAAACTATTGAAGAAATACTAGTAGCAGAAGCAATGCACAAGTTCGATACAGAGGCAAAGGAGATACTCAATGAAAGACCCGAATGACTTTGAAGATATTCTAAAAGAACTGCGTATTATTATGATACGTAAACATGCAGATTATGGGCCGTTGAATATCTCGAATGCTCCAGGCGGAGCAATGAATGGGCTGCTTGTCCGTATGCATGACAAGATGGCACGGCTAGAGAATCTTTACTACAAAAACAACGACACGCCCAACTACGAATCCATACAGGATTCCTTCATTGACCTAGCAAACTATGCAATAATCGGACTATTGGTGCAAAGAGGACAGTGGGAAGGCGTTAACTAGTCAATGTATGTAGATGAGTACGAGGCAATGGTTACAGCCCTTGCTGCTGAGTACCACCGCAAGTACCAGATGACTGAGCAATCAGACATACAACAGGTGCTATGGCTGTGGTTCGTTTCTCATCCACAAAAATACAAAGAATGGTCAGAGTTAGAACAGAAAGACAGAGACAAGTTAATAGCCAGGTCTTTACGCAATGCAGCAATTAAGTACTGCGAAAAAGAAAAGGCTAGAAAGATTGGCTATGAAATCCTTGACCTCTACTACTACAACTCATCAGTTATAGAAGCCTTCTTACCATCCATCATTGCAGAATCCTATGAGATTCCAGTAGCAATCAAAGACTTAAACTATAAGTTCTCAAAAGGTGAAAGCAACGACACCAATAACTGGTTAATACTTCGCTCAGATATAGCCACTGCCTACTACAGATTATCAGATGCAAAACAGAATGTGCTTCGTATTAAATACTCAGCAGAAAATGTTGAGTGGAGCCAGTTAGCAGATGAGTTATCTACCAGCCCAGATGGTGCTCGCATGAAAGTGCAGCGAGCAATCAGCAGTCTAATTAGAAATCTTGGTGGGCACAGGCCATACTCAGAGGAAGATACTTTAGTAGAGGCAGATGATGACGAATCAGGAGAATGATAATGTCAAAGAAATCAGAGAGTTACTACACCCAAAAGATTACTCACGTGCTATGGACTTGCGAGGAGAACCTATTGGAGATGTTTGCGTCTGTGGAGGGGATGTATTTCATGCGCTTGTTGCATTTGAGCAAGGTGAAATATGCTTTTATTTCCTTGATGGAGAGTGCACTAACTGTGGGTCAATGGTCACACTCCCTTACCCAAAAAACGAGGACACTTTCTAGTGCCACTGTTTGATTTTAAGTGCAGTTACTGCACAGAAGTAATAGAGATTAACGAGAATATTCCCCCTGCCTGCAGTACTTGTGGTGAAACTATGCAGCGTGTATGGTCAGCACCAGCCATCAAGTTCAACGGCTCAGGCTTCTACTCAACAGGAGGATAGATGGAGTATCCAGAATGGCAAGGAACACCTAACTGCAGAAGTGTAGATTCAGAGGAGTTCTTTGTGCCAGAAGGTAGTGGTACATACAGAGAAGTTAATATGCTTAAGAAAATCTGCAACAACTGTGAAGTCAAGCAGCAATGTTTAGACTACTCGCTTAAGAATGGTGTGCTCGGATACTGGGGTGGAACAACAGAACACGAACGCAAAGTATTAAGAAGAAAATTAAACATAACACCGAAGCCACTATACTTAGGATACCCATGACAAAACTATCAGACTTCGACTTAGACCTAGCAGTAGGGCAAGAAGGAGAAGCATTAGTAGAACAACTGTTAACAGGTGGTACTACAGTAGAAGTAAAGACAGATTTGAAATGGAAAGATACTGGCAACCTATACATCGAAACAGTTTGCTGGTCACACAACAACGAGAATTGGTATCTATCAGGATTGTCCAGCAACAACGAGAATTGGTATCTATCAGGATTGTCCAGCACAAAGGCTGCATACTGGGCATTCGTGTTGGAGGGGGCAACCTTGATAGTACCAACGGAGGTACTGAAGCAAGTAGTAACGGCACGGGGAAGAGCCATTACCTGCAACATACCTCCCAACCCAAGTAAGGGCTACCTTATTAAGGTTGAAGACATAATCAACATGCTCAACAAATGACAAAAAACCCCCAGCGCTGGTAGTAATTACCAGTTCTGGGGGTTTCTTCTGTCTATGGGGCTGCTAGGCCCCTTAAATTAGATTACTTAGAGCCGCGACCAAACTCTGTAGCAGATGGGTCTAGCCACTTAAGCAGTGGACCAGCAAAGCCAGCCAATGCAGCAGCACCAAGAGTCTTAAGGTCTGTCTCACCAGTAAGGTAAAGCGCAACAGCAGCAGATGCTGCAGCACGGAACCATGTTAGTGATAGTTGCTTGAATTGTTCCATTGTATCCTCCTAGGGGATTAGGATTTTGTCCCGTGCACTTTGCAGCAGGTACAAACTTCAGTCTTATATGCTTTCTTTGCAGGTACTGGTAGCACCTTTGCTACCACCTGATTAACAATCTTAGGTTGGTTTAACCACCAGAACCAGGGAGAAATATCGGTAGAGCAATCAGCATTAATAGAAATGTGTAGATGCTTATTATGAGGATTACTCCCAGTGTACTGTCTGTTTCCTTGTTTAGCCTTTTCTTTAGACCATATCTTGCCTTTAAAGATAAGGTAAGTAACACGCTTATCTTCTTTAAGTTTTTCAAAAATGTCAGCACAATCAATTCCATTCTTAGGGTCGTGAGTTAAGTCAACGGCAAGTCCAGTATTGTGGTCGCTAGTTGGACTCTGTTTGATATGCGCTTGGGAAGGCAGGAGTCCATCGCTGGCTTTCATACGCAATGGTGAAATTGCTGTGGCTTGGCGAAGGACAGCAATGGCTGCAGGCGTGGCTTTCTTTACAAGTTTCATCTTGATTCATCATCCTTCTTCTTACTCTTGAGTCCATTAGCAGATACAATTCCCGCCAGAGTTCCAGTAAGGAACACAGTCAGGGTAGAAACCAAATCAATAAAGGCTGCATCATTAGGTGCTTGCTTCATTGGTTGAGTTACAAAAACTAAAGCCCAGAGTAAAGAAAAAACTGAGCCAGCAAATACAATAGCCAAGATGATGCCGATACTGACAATCAATCTAGCGTGTAGTTCTTCAGGTGAATATCTTTCAGGGCGTTTCATCAAATACCTCAGGTAATAAATCAGTGGAACAAGTACCAGTTACTTCACATTGCGGAGGGTTACACTCAGGCTTTTCCCAATTTTCAAACTCTTGGCATGGGTATCTAACCCAGCCTTGATAGCCACAACTACTCAGTACGTTCGCAGAGAATGCGATAGATATCATCAACGCGACTTTCGAGACGGTTAACTTGGTCTTTGACACTCCCACCTCCATTAGGTCTGAGTTCATAAAGGTAATGTTTAACTAACCATCTAACGGATGTAGCAAAAGCAGCAACAAGAGTGCAAATAGATATGGCTATACCTAGCCACTGTGCAGTAGTCATTATACTGTTCTCACCACAATCTCCAATATGCCACCAAATCCTGTAGAGTTTTTATCTGGTGGAGTAGTATTTACTAAACTAATACCTTCAATCTGAACTTGACGGCTATCGCCAGTATTCAAATCCTGCCATGTAACAATGTCTCCGTCTTCTTCAATGGATTCCAATGCAAGAATGCGGTCATACGCCCGTCCTGAATAGCCAGTACGAGAATTATTCTTATCTGTTTCTTCATCAAAGCAATAAACAAAGTAACTAATAAGTCTTTGTCGTGG